CTGCTGGGGCTGCTCGGGCTGCTCGGACTGCTCGGACTGCTCGGGCTGCTCGGGCTGCTCGGACTGCTCGGACTGCTCGTACTGCTCGGGCTGCTCGGGCTGCTCGGGCTGCTCGGACTGCTCGGACTGCTCGCGCTGCTCGGGCTGCTCGGACTGCTCGCGCTGCTCGGACTGCTCGGGCTGCTCGCGCTGCTCGCGCTGCTCGGGCTGCTCGGACTTAGAGAACGCAGCGCCGGTGCCCGCAAATCGCGTTATTACGCGTCCCGCAATCCCGGCGATCGCTGCTATTCACCAGAAGGTGTTCGAAGCGGTGTCGCACCCAGACGCTCTCGACATGAGCACCTGGCACAAATGCTCGACCACGCACTGCCGCGCCGGATGGGTCGTGAGCCTAGCAGGCGAAGAAGGCAAAAAGCTGGAGGCGTTTCACAACACGCTTCTGGCCGCGCAACTGATCTACCGCGAGAGCGGATACAAGATCAATCCGGGCCGTTTCTTCGATTCGAACGAAGATGCAATGGCCGACATGAAGCGGCTGGCGGAGGAGTCGTGATCCACAAGGGCACGCACGTTCTAGTCGTAGAGGGACCGCACGCAAGTGCAAGCGGGACAGTCGTAGCAATCCGCCGGGAATGGCACGCGGGATCCGCGACGCAGATCAAGATGGCAGAGATCGAGAAGCCCAGCGGAGAGAGGTTTAAGGCTCGCGTCTCGCATATTCGGCCGGAGACCGTTCTGGTGGAGGCGGAGGAGGCCAAGCGACCGGCAGAGACCAAGAGCAGCAGCAGGGAAGTAGCGATCGAGGACGCGCTGCACGCGATCGGCGAGATTGTCTTAAAGGGGACGCAGCCAGGCGCCGGATTCGTGTTCTACGCGCACGAAGTGCGAGACGTGCTAAAGGGCCTGGCCTCGCGAAAGTGGAGTGATTCCCAATGAGCGAACGATGCACTTGCAAGATGGTAGGAGATACGTGGGATGTTGATGCTCAATCCAAGGAAACTTGTTCACTTCACGGCCCTAAATTCACCGCCGAGCAGTTAGCCGTGGCCTACGGGGAAGCGATTGAGATGTGCGCGAAGGCTGCTATCGGCGCTCCTGTGAGCGGATTCGTCAACGACTACCGCCAAGGAAGATTGGATGCTGCTTCGGATGTGCGCGATTTACTAAAAGCCCGCCCCGACATGGCCAAACTGATCGAGCAACACGACGCGAAACTGCTGGAGGATCATGCCGCGCAAGAGTTCTCGGCGGGCATTGACACTGCAATTATTGAACTGGAGTGCGCAGAAAATGGCGTACATCCCCTGCAAGAGCATCCGCGACTGGACGTGTTCCGGGCGAAGCTGGCCAAACTGATCGAGGCGCGGGAGGCGGCTGTCCGACTCGAAGGCGCACTTGCTAACCATGAAGAGGAGTGTGGTCTGTGTCACTGTGTTAGCCAAGAAACTCATCAACGCATGGGGCCATGTAAGCGGGCTAGAAAGCTGCGTGCAGAGCTGGATGCGATGGCCGAGGCCGCCCGCAAGTCTGTAGCGCATCCCACCGATTCCGAGAAGTAGAGAGCGAGGTGATGCCACTTGATAAAAAAGCACCTGAGCCGAGCGATAGCATTGGTATCTTCAACATTGATACTCCATATGAAGTGCCCGGTCACTACGAGTGCAAAAACAAGGCTGTTCTTACTACGCACCGTAGCGACGGCGGTACTGACTTTTCCTGTGTTGATGTTGCCAAACCTAGCATCGGCCCAGAATAACGAGGCTCGCAAACGCCCCTAGCGAGAGCCGTGTGATAAAATGGGGCGTGAGGAGAAGATATGCCAGGATGGGCGGCGTGGAAATTAAGGCACCCAGACCGCTATAAACAATCAAACAGAAAAGTAAATGCGCGGCTGTACACCAAAAAGCGTCGTTTTATTTGGGAATATCTTCTCCAACATCCTTGCATTGATTGTGGGGAAAAAGATCCAATCGTTTTAGAATTTGACCATGTGCGCGGGGCCAAAAGCACCATTGCCCTGTGCAGCAATGAGGAAACTGCGATCACCGCATCGCGAGGACTCAATGAGGGGGAAGAATGGAAGACGAGAAAGCAGTACGTGCCTTGCTCTATCGAGCGATCAGAGAGCTAGATTATGTTCAATCCGCCGAAGATCATAGCCAATGTGCGAGCGCTGAAGGAAGGCAGATTGTGAAAGAGGGCATGGAGCTCCTGAACGTCAAAGACTTGGCGAAGGAGAAGATTGACTAATCCCCAAAGCTCTCTGCATTCGTTTGATCCCGCTGGCATGTTTGCGCTTCACCCAGGATTGATGCCGGCCGAGTTTCTTGGAGATGTGAAACTCGCAGATGTCTTTGTTGCCCTCAAGCCCATAAACGAGCGAGATCACGGCGCGTTCCGAGGAAGTCAGGGAAGATATTTGCCGGGTCACAAGGCCAACTTCGACATGCGCCAGATCACAGGGACCAGAGATTGGTTCTGGAAACTCCGTGCATTCTGTTTTCTCCGCCCGCATTAAACCCACAGGCATTTCAGCTTCACAGCGGAGACTTTTGCGCAGAATGTCCCGCATCTTATGTTTGAGAATCAACGAAATCCCCTTGTAATTGCGATAACAGGCAGGCGCTTGAAACAGCTCCAGTAGCGTGGATTGCGAAAGGTCTTCGGTCTGTTCGTGGGTCAGGTGAAACTGGCGAGCCTTGCGCTGGACAACGTATTTCACTAAATACTGAAAATCCTGAAACATCTTCTCGTTGCTGGCCTTGAGCGCCGCGCCCTGCAACCGAGGAAGAATCCTATCGCTGCGTGGAACTTTCGGCATGTTCCTCCGTTCTATTCCAGTGGGAGAATACCAAAACCTGCGATGAAAGTGCTAGTGACAGGTGGCGCCGGTTTCCTTGGGAGGCACGTAGTCGCCAGGTTGCGAGCCAATCCCAAGATCGAGCAAGTGATTGTGGCCGATAACTTGGATCCACTCTGCGGAGGAAATCCAGTTGGGCTAGAGATCGAACTTTGCGATGTGCGCAAGGAATCTGATGTTGAAGACCTGATGCGCAACGCCGACGCGGTAATCCATCTGGCCGCTTATGGTCGCAATCTGACTTGTCAGGATCGCGCACAGCAAGCCTGGGCCGTGAATGTCGGCGGCACCATGAATATCTTGGAAGTGGCGGCGAGGCAGCGCAAGCGTGTGGTAGTCTGCTCGAGCAATATCGTGCTGTCGGATCAGTGGACCGTCTATAAAGTCACGAAGAAAGCGTGCGAAGGATTGGTCAAGAGTCACGCCGAAGTAGGCTTGTTGGTCATGGCGCTGCGACCCTCGAACATCTACGGCGCCGGCCAGTCCAAGACCGAATACCAGCTCTGTGCATTCGCTGGCCTCGACAAGAGCTACGCCGAAAAAGGAAAGTTCTTCATTAGCGGCGATGGTACGCAGTCTCGGGACTGGGTTCATGCCGCCGATGTCGCGCGCGCCTTCGAGCTTGCTCTGTTCTCTGACGTTCGCGGCCGCACGCTTGACGTTTGCACCGGCAAGCTGACTTCGATGAACGACATCGCCAAGATGCTAGGCGTCCCGGTGGAATATACCGCGGCGCGGCCTGGCGATGCCAAAGAGCTGGTGAGCGATCCATATCCCGCCGAGCAATTGCTGGGCTTCAAAGCTGAACTCGATCTCGAAGACCATATCCGCGATGCATTTCCGAGTCTTCCATGCCTAACCCAATCATCCTGATCGGAACGTGCAATCGCGAACGCCTAGCTCCTGCGGTCAAGAACATCCGCGAGACGTGGCTCAAAGATTGTGCAATCCCGCACAAGTTCTTCTATGGCCGACTTCCGCAGGGCATGATCGCAATTCCTATGGGTTTCGATGATGAGCTTTACGTCGATGCGCCAGATGGTCTTTGGGATGAACTAACCCAAAAGACCCGCGCTGCATTCCAATGGGTTCGAGACAAGGGCTATTCGCACATCTTCAAATGTGACGTCGATACCCTGATCCACATGGCGCGGCTGCTCAACAGCGGCTATGAGAAACATGATTACTTTGGCTCAACGCTTGATGTGCCCACAGGATTCCCATTTTGTCACGGCGGCCCAGGCTACTGGCTCAGCGCAAAAGCTGTGGAGATTCTGGCGGACGCTCCGTTTCCAGCATGGCCGAACATCGAAGACACACTTCAGGATCAGTGGGTCGGCCGCACGCTGTTCAACGCCGGCATCAAGCCGGTCCACGATGCACGCTTCTCGATGGGCTGGAGCTATGGCCGCAGAGAACCGCAGATCCTCACGACCAATGACGTGATATCGTGTCACTTGTCCAAGGGTACGGGAGTCTATGATCCACAGTGGATGCTCGACGCCTACGCCAAAATGCGCGAGGTTCCGCGAGTGACCACTTCGAGTTTCAAGCTGCAGTATCCGTGGATCAAGGAGCAAGGTCAGCGCGTGGAAATCGTGCCGAACGATCATCCGACTTCCAAGGTGTTGATCGCGTGCAATTCATGCTGGAAAGATGTAGCCAACGGCAGCAACGCCGCGATCCGCGATACCTGGGGCGCATCGATGCCCAAGGATTGGGACTTGCGATTCTTTGTTGGCGATCGCAACTTCTCTGCGGAAGAACAGAAGCGATTGTTTACGCCTGAGTTTATCGGTTCGCCCGGCAGTCTTGGCTCAATGAATATCGAGACGGCCAAGGAGCCAAAAATTGGCGATCCGTGGTCACTCTGCGATGATGAAGTGATGCTGCATGATTGCCCTGACGGATATTTGGGACTGCCGTGGAAAACAGTCAAGAGTTTGGAATGGGCGCTGGAGCTTGGCTATGACTACATTTTTCGAATCTTCACGGACACGTACGTTTTCGTGGATCGTTTGTATCGCTCTGGCTTTGAGGCTTATGATGCCCTCGGCGTGGTTCTTTTCGATTGCCCGCCCTGTCCGGCTCATCCTGATAGCCATCATTTTTGTCCTCTTGGTGGAGATGGGTATTGGACTTCTCGTAAGGCGGCTGAAGCAGTGATTTATTACACTGACGAAGAGCTGGCAAATATGACTAAGGAGGAAAACACAGTGCCGAAAAAGCGCGTGCTAATACCACGCCCTATTCGGCACTGGTGACAATGCGGGGAAGATACTCATGTCGGATTTGCTTTATCTGAGGCTGGAATCGTTTGCCCGCGAGACACCAAGTTTCGCTATGTGCAAGCCACCGACGCAATCCGCAATCGCCAGGCACTCACGATTCATCTCAACAGCCGATATTCCAAGTGGGATCCACAGATCATGCGGCAGACGCACGCGGAGCAAATTGCAGCACGCGACAGATTTCCCAAGTTCGATGGCACTTGCAAGAAATGTCATGGGCGCAAAATGCGGGTTCATCCGATGGGGCCGCGCTGCGCTACTTGCGGAACGCTGGTGGGTTAGCAGCGTAGGATAGCACCGTGGGAACGAATACTACTGGATTGATGCCTTCGTGGCAAAAGGGACAAAGCGGAAATCCCAAAGGCTCCAGCGAAGCAGCGCGCTTCCGTGCAGCTCTTAAGAAAACTTTGTTGTCGAAGAAACAGGCGACGGACAAAGACCCACAACTGAATCGCTTGATTCAACGCGCTTACGATGTCGCTATGAAGGGCCGAATCGACATGATCGAGTTCCTGAAGTTCGTCAGCGTCATCATGGATGGCGAGGCTTTGCCGGCAGCTCTGACCGCAACCAAGGAATCCCGCGTCTATCTCGTAGGCGGCGAAGTGACCAAGAACGAAGAAATCCAAAGCGTGTCGCAAACCGTGCGACTGGAGACTGGCGATGGCGGAACTGATAACCAATCCTGAGGAAGCCAAGGCCCTCGAGGTTGATCTGGATTCAACTTGCACCAAGCGCGAGATGGCCACGTTCATTCAGAACTATTTTCAGCACAACGTTCGTCCGCTGATGCAAATGGCCAATCAGACGGCGTTCGTGGTCAACGAGCTCATGGATTTTCTCTCGCAGCGCGGCCTTGGCAATTCCAATCATGGGCGCTACTTCATGAGCACCGCCGAATGGAATGAGTTTCTGCTGATGCGTAAGAAGGCTCATGAATCTGCGGCGGAACTAAAAAAGAAAACGGAAGAGATCGAGAAGCGGATCAATTGACACTATCTTAAAGGAGAAAATAATGAACATAGAAAATATCGCCCGTATCGCCCATGAAACGAATCGAGTATATTGTCAGGCTATCGGAGATGATAGTCAGCCAGTCTGGGACTCAGCCCCCGAATGGCAAAAAGCCTCAGCAATAAAGGGAGTACAGTTTCACCTTGCAAATCATAGGAAGGGTATAACTCCATCTCCATCTGCATCTCATGATTCTTGGCTAGCCGAAAAGAAGGCAGATGGATGGAAATATGGAAAAGTCAAAGATCCCGCACAGAAAACCCACCCATGTTTTGTGCCATATGAGAAATTGCCGCTTGAACAGAGAATGAAAGATTATCTATTCGGATCAATCGTAGAGGCATTCTGGAAAGCTCAAAGCATAAAACGTGATTGATCGTGGAATACCTGATCGACTTCGTAGGCAAGCACGGCACGCGCTTTTCTGTCTACGAGATCGCCAATAACGAAATCACTCGCTGCCTGTTTCAGCCGCTCCCCAAACAGCTTCTCTATTTCGATGCGGTCGAAGCCTACGTGCTATTCGGTGGAGGCCGCGGCCCCGGCAAGACGGAAGGAATCTGCTGGGATGCCCTGATCGCGGCATATCTTGTTCCCAAGTCCCGTCAGATCATCTTCCGCAGAACAATGGGCGAGCTCAAGAGCACAATCGTGGATCGCTTTCGCCAGATGCCCGAAGGTCTGCGCGGCAAGCTGATCGGTGAAATGTCCTACGAGCGCGTCGAGCTGCCCAATGGCTCGATTATTCGCTTTGCCTCCGCACGCAGCGAGGAAGATACGCGCAAGATGCTGTCGGGCGAGTTTCTGCGCGTGCATTTCGACGAATGGTCCGAGTGGCCATATTCGCAATGGAAGTTCATCAGCGGATCGGTGCGGACCACGGCGCAGAAAGATATTCTCGGGCGCCCCGTAGTCGCCCAGGTCAAAGGCGCAACCAATCCCGGAGGTATCTGCGGCGACGTGCTCAATCACTTGTTTGGCTGCGATATCGAGAAGTCCTGCCCGATCGGTGAAGATCCCGAAGCTTACGATTCATCGCAATACCGATTCATCAAAACGCTGGTGGATGACAACCCTGCATATTCGGCAGATACGCCGGCCGGCGCAGCTTATCGCCGGATGCTGCTTTCGATGCCTCGCAAGATTCGGGACGCTTGGCTCTATGGCAAATGGTCGGGCTTTGAGGGTCAGTATTTCGATTGCTTCGAGCGCGAGCTGACCGAGATTCCCCATGACGTGATCGTTCGCATGATGGCCAAGCAGTATTGGCAACCGATATGGATCGCGTACGATTGGGGCAAGACGCACCACAGCTATGTCACTTGGAACACGTTCATCGAATTGCCGATGGAAGCAGGACTGGCCAAGAAGTTCGCAGTCACCTTCCGGGAGCTTCTAATCAAAGGTGTGAGCGAAATAGCGGTGGCCGGGGAAATCTGCGCCATGACGCCAGAGAACGAACGCAAGCGCGTGGACATGATCTACGGCGCGCCCGATACCTTTGGCGGCGATCTGCTCAGCCGCGCGCGCCGCATGGGCGATGTCTTCACGGTCAACAGCCTTCCGCGCCCGATGCCCGCGTTCAACAAGCGCGTGGATGGCTGGACGCTGATGTACACGCTCCTTGATTCCTATGTTCACGGCGAGGCCGGCGAGAATGCGCCGAAGAACACGCTCAAGAACGGCTGGACGAAGTTTTGCTCCGACTGGCTCATCAGCGAGCAATGCCCGAGGCTCTTTGAGGCTCTTGGCTGGGCGATGGCCAGCAAGAAACCCGGCAAGGATGGCGACGTGGACGATGAAGGCGATTCGCCCAATCTCGATATTCTGGACGGCGCGCGCTACGGCATTGCCTCGCGAATTCAGCCGGAAGAAAAGCCGTTCAAGGAAATCTTGCGCGAACAGATTAGCGCGTTGCCGGTGGAAGGATCATCGCGCTATATCCGAGGCTTGCAACTGGCTGCTGAAGAGAAGAAAAGTAGTCCGCCATTTTACTCAACGACTCGAAGGTTCAAAGGGAGGCGACACTAATGTTTCGTCACACAATCGACCCGCTATGTCAGGCCCAGTTTAATAATCAGAGCGCAGCGATCATGCGACTCGAAACTATAACGTCTGCTCAAGCGACGGTGATTGCTGATCTGTCAGACACGATTAAAGCCTTAGAAGACAAGCTCGATCAGCTTCTTTCCGAGGCTGAGAAGGCTCCAGAGCGTTCTATTCCAGAGAATGGCAAGGCCAAGCAACCGGAGATTCAGGCAGGATTGGGCAAGATTCCGTGGAGCGAACGCAAGCGCCAGCGCATCGCAGAACACAGCGACAAGGGCTTCATCGACAAGGTGCGCCAAGGCGCCTCGCCAAAGCAGGAATCAACGCCAACACAGGAGCCGCAGCATGAAGATTGATGGCAAGGAAACCGGAAGTTCCAGCGTCACGAAGAGTCTGGCGCGTCACAGGCTTGCAGGCAAGAAGCCGATGGACGAGCCTGCCGGCGAAGGTGGCGAGGATATGAAGCAGGGCGCGTCGGGCCACGATCATGGCGGCCAGGAAGGCGGCCACGAAGTCATCCAGCAGACCGTTGCCGAACATGGCCCTGCCGAGAAAGCGACCGTCGAGCACGATGGCCGAAACCACACGGTGACAACCCATCATGGCGGACACAAACACGTCAGCAAGGGACACCCTACTGTTTCCCACGTTGCAGAACACCTCTCTCATGCGGCTGGCGCTGCTGAACCTGGAATGGAGGAGCACGCCGCTGAACCTATGCCCGCCGAGGATGGCGATTCGCTGGGCGATATGGGCATTGAAGCAGAGTGATGCTGGGAACAGAAATAGTCGCGAGTTTGGGATTGGTGATATTGATAATGGCGATATTCATCAATCTGGGTGTTCATTTTAAGAGGCACTAATGCCGTTCAAGAGCAAAGCGCAGCAGGGCTACATGGAAGCCCATAAGGCCGAGCTGGAAAAGGCTGGGGTCAATATCGCTGAATGGGAAAAAGCAACCAAAGGCAAGAAGCTGCCTGAAAAGGTGAAGAAGGAAAAATGAAATACAACGCGAAGATTCCCATCCATCACATCGGCGGTCCCGGCGACGATCACAATCTGATTTCTCCCAACGATGGCAACGGCATTGGCACTGGAAACTTTAGCCAACCCGTTTGCGTGACCGACTACGAGCGCGGCTTCACGCGGCCGGTGGTGCTGAATTTCTTCTATGCCAGCGTGCCCGAATCGGTTGAGTACGATATCTACGTCGCCCAGTTCAATACCGATCCAAACGCCAGCCCTTCGCAATGGACCAAGATCGGCAGCACCACGAATACCGCGGGCGATCAGGTCACCTTGGTGCGCAGCGGCGCTGGCTCGCAGCAATTCGAATTTGTGTGCGTGAAGGAAGTGACCAGTCCAAGCGTAGCCACAACCGTCAGCGCGCACATGTAACACGGAGACATAATGAAAAAGGCGCTGATCGGTTTCATAATTGCGTGGTTCTCTGTCGCGTTGGGATTCGCGCAGCAGGGTAATCAAGTCATTCCATCTGGCGGCAGTGGAGGTTTGGCTTTCGTCGCTTCATTGCCTGCGACTTGCACTCCCGGCGTCACCGCCTCTGTGCAGCTCTCCGTTTCGCCTTACACGATCAATTATTGCTCTGCCCTAAATACATGGACGGCAGTTGGCAGGGGCACAGTAACCTCCGTTACCGGCACGGCCAATCAGATCGCGTCTACGGGCGGGACGACTCCGGTATTGTCACTGCCGTCGCTAGTAAATTTTCCGGGGCAGTATTCAACCGTTCCAGGCATAGACCCTACAGGCACTAATGATTCAACATCGGCAATTAACGCAGTGCTCGCTTCTACTGGCTATGTATTGCTACCGTGTGGCACTTTCAAGATCACTCCGGCAACCCTCTCAATCAATTCAGGAGCATTGATTCAGGGATCCGGATCAGGAATGACTGATCCATGTACTCAACTGGTTTCTGCTGCTTCGGGTGTTGCGATTTCGGTTCCCGAAGGCGTCGGTAATGTGACATTTAGAGACATTGCTTTGACTTGTTCCTCCACGGTTGGTAGCACAGGAATGGTACTAGGTGGCACCGAGAATTCCAACTGGGCTGTACAGATTTTACTCGACAATGTGGCCATTCAATATTGTGGAAGAAATCTAATGATTGAGAACGCCTGGGGGATCGAACTTCGCCATGTGTTTCTGACGCACTCTATCACTGATTATAATCTTTATTTGCATCCTCCAGTTGGCGGATACACTACCACTATTTTGGTGGACGGCAATTCGGAATTAGACAATGCGGCAACGTCAGGACTTTATACGGATGGCCTAAACAACTCTATAACAATCGAGGATTCGATCATCGATAGCAGCGGGGCAACGGATGTGCTTTTCACTGGCACGGCCGGCGTGCTTCGTTTCGAGAGAAATTGGATTGAAAACAGCATCGTTCCCATAATTTTATCAATTCCTGCGAATTACATAACGCAGCCGACTAATCAGCCCGACAATGGTTCAAGTATCTCTGGAAACATTTTGTATGGTACGGAAGGGTACAGTATCGGCGCAAATCCAGGTATGAGGATAGTCGGAAATAACGGAATACCGGACTCATTAGGTTTTAACACCACAGCGCAACTTACTGACATATCCACGGTGGGAGTGTTAGGAGCCAATTTAGTTACCAATAGTACATTTGCTTCCAGTGGCACAGGATGGACAGCGCAAACGGGATGGACTCTCTCCACTGGAGCCAGCACCGGACTTAACGTCACCGGAGGTTCATCTACTTATCAGACGATCTCTTGTTCTACGGGCCAACTTATTAAAATTGTGACCGTGATTGGCACGCAGTCAAAAGGCTTGTTTGCTATTACACTCGGCAGCAATGCGGGTTACAATCGAGCCGCTGCGGGAACCTATACTGATTATATACCATGCATAGCCTCTGGAAGTCAGGATCTCTATCTTCAAGGCTTCAACGATTTTACTGGAACTGTAACGAACGTAACTGCCTACGTGGAAACTCAGTCGCAAATAGGCACAGTAACCTCCGTTACCGGCACGGCCCCAGTGACGTCAACTGGCGGAACGACTCCAGCGATCGGTTGTGCTACATGCGAAACCAATGGCGGCACGCCGCTTACTTCTGGAACTATTCCAAGGGCAGGAACTACCCCGACACTGGTAAATGGAAGCCTAAGCGACAACGGCACTGGAACGCTTACAGGCCTTGGGGCTAATACAACAATCACTGCTGGTGCCGGTGGAGGAAATCTCTTTTTGTCTGGCGGTGCTGGTGATGTATATCTTGCGACCAACACTGTACTAGAGACAGAATTGATTGATGGCACCGGGACTCAGATCAATATAAATCAGAATGGGAACCTCCTCGCAAGCGGTACGATCACGCTAAGTGGCGTAACAACTGGAACGAACGCCGATTTCCTATGCATGTCTTCCGGTAAAGTTGTGTTGCTGCAAACTTCGGCTTGTACGATTTCTTCGGTACGTTTCAAGCAGAACATCCACCCCCTATATTCCGCAATGGGGGAGATAATGAAGCTCAAGCCAGTTACCTTCAATAAGATTCGTGACGAAGAACATCCAGACGTAGATGTAAACGCCTACGTGAAACAGATCGGATTGACCGCCGAGAACGTGGCGAGCGTAGACCCTAAGGCGGCTATTTATGAACAGGATGGAGTGACCCCAAAGAGTTACCGCCAGGAATCCATCATTGCGCTACTCGTGAAGGCAACCCAAGAGCAGCAAAAAGAGATTGCAGATTTGCGCGACCAAGTGAGGCAGCTTGCGGCGCGATGAAATGGCGATGGACACAAAAGGAAGATAACCTGTAAATGGCCGAAGAGTCATTCCAGCCCGATACCACTACCAATCAGGACAATACCGCCCTGCCCGAAGTTCCGCAGATGTTCGCGCCCGGCGAACTGACGCAAGCCGATGGCGCTCCTCAGTACGGATTCCGCAACGAGCGATTGCCCCAGCATTATCAGGAAGTCGCCAAAGCCTTGGTGCAGAAGGTCGCGCAGATCGATATGTTCGCGCGAATTGATGAAGTCAAGCGCGCCGGTGAAGCAAGATTTTACTGGCGCTCCATGTTCGACGCCTATTTCGATGAGCGCAATGCCGTGTGGGACATGCCTTCCTCGAATCAGGATTACGGCGATACCGGCGACATCGCCCTGACTTACGGCTTCAATATCTATCAGGCATTCGGGCGCGGCTTCATCACGCAGGTTGGCGTCACGCCGTCGGTCAAGGTCATCGCCACCGACCTGAATAATCCCGATGCCATGCGGATCGCCTCTTCCGCTGAAGCCCTGCGCAAGAAGATCGAGTATCAGAACCGCGTGGAAGTGTTTTCCGAACAGGTTGCGCGGCTCATGTGGACCGATGGGCCGGTGTGCTTCTATTCCCGCTGGGTCTGCGACGGCGCACGATTTGGATATGAAGACGAAGCCCATGTAGACGAAGCGCCAGAAGGTTTGGGCGAAGCCGGTCCGCCGCCACCCAAGAAGCCACGCCAACCCCGCGGCGGCGAAGTCATCAGCGCGTACGGGATCCTGGAAACCAAGCGTCCCATCAACATGCGGGACATCTGCGACTTCCCTTTCATGCAGCTCAGCTATGAGATTGATCTGACGTCCGCCAAGGCGATGTACCCGTGGATCAGCGCCAATATCAGCGGCGGGATGCCAGGGCCAGGGGAATACAACTTTGACCGCACTACGCGGATCGCCACGACGCAGGGCATTCGGCTGCTGACTCAGACCGGCGATACGGTCGCGCAACTGCCGACCTGGCAGCGCACATGGTTGCGCCCCAGCTTCTTTGCCGGAATCGATAGCCTCAATGATCGCAAGTTCTTCGAGGAAAACTTTCCCGATGGCATGTTCGTGGCGTTTATGGGCGACACTTATGCCGAATCGCGCAACGAATCGATGGACGATCACTGGACGATCTGCCACCCGATTCAAGGCGATGGGCAGACCACTCCCGCGTGCGGCTACCTGATCATGGCGGTGCAGGACTGCTTCAACGACATGACCGACCTGCAGATGGAACGGTTCATGAAGGCCATTCCGAATGTCTATGGCGACAAGGATATGTTCGACTTTGCAGCCATGAGCAAGCAGCACGCCGGACCTGGTGCGCAATGGCCAACGAAGCGCGCGCTGGCACCCGATGAAGACATCCGCACCAAGATGTTCACCACGCCGTTCCCGCCGGCCGATCCATCGGTGGGAGAGTTTTATCAAGCTCTGGGGGGCCCGATTCCACAATTTCTTGTGGGCATCTATCCTGCGGGCCTGGGCGATGCCGATCCGAACAATGAGACCAAAGGCGGGATTCTGGCGCTCAGGGACGCTTCTAGGGGCCAGCAAGGGGTGGCCTGGAAGGCATACCGGCGCTCCTACGCGCAATCGATGGAACAGCTGGTGCGGATTGGCGCATATTTCAGGGCATCACAGGCCGAGGACGGAAAGGTGGTAATCTCATCTCCCGAGTCTGCGGAAACCGTGGTCGATCTTGAGGATTTGCACGATGGAAACTTCTACTGCATTCCCGACGGAGACGAAAGCTATCCCCGCACCCACGAAGACCGCCAGCAAGCGTATAACGCGCTGGTGCAGGCTGCTACTGCGGGCAATGGCGGTGCGGCGGCGATCCTTGCCGAACCAAAGAACGCCGTTATCCTGAAGGACATCGTAGCGATCCCCGGCCTGGTGATTCCTGGCGCCGATGAAACCGAGAAACAACTTGGCGAGATCAAGCAACTGCTCAAGGAAGTGCCGATTCCTAATCAGGAGGCCAAAGTAGCCTTTGCGGTGGCGACCATCGCGGCCAAGATCAGCGGAAAGCCTGCGCCGCCTCCGATGACGCCGCAACAGGAGTTTCGGCCATCCATCGGAATCGATGAGGATTTCGATGTCCATGCCGTCGAGTTCAAGACCGGTCAGGATTGGCTCAATTCCGCAGTGGGAATCCAGCAGAAGAAAGAGAATCCCGAAGGCGTGCTGAATGTGCAGCTCCATTTGTTGCTTCACAAGGCCGCGATGGCCAAGCAGGCGCAGCAGACCATGATGCAGGCGGTTCAGGCTGAAGGCGCCAAGGCAATGGCCAAGAGTTCCGGCGAAGCAGCGTCCCAGAAGCCTAAGAGTCCAACCGAATCGATCAATTTCAAGGACGCTGGCCCGGCTTTGCGCGTGGCGATTGCCTCCCAATCCGATCCTGCGCTGGGGCGTGCTGCGCTGGCCGATGAGGCCTCGAACGTTACGCATGAATCGCTGACAGGCCAACCAGTACAGTAAAACCAGAGCCAAAGCGTTCTATTCCTACAGTCGAGTGTTTGACCCGAGCGGGAACCGAGCCCGCGGCTGCTGAAGCCGAACGGATATAGGTCAGCCAAGACAATCAAACTGTCGAGGTGATTTTATGTCCGATGCATTGTCAGGAAATCCACTAAACTCGGCCGCTGCCGTGGGCGTGGAAATGGAGAAGTTTTAAGCCTTCGACTTCTCAAGGTGGACGTTAGTTATTGGAAGGATAACGTCTACGCTCAGTGGTCTGCGGATTCAGCTGAGTAAAAATCCCCTCTGATTGACTCGAACGCTGCGATGCCAACGAGGGCCAAGGATGGTAAAATTACCATTCAGGCTGAACGACTAAGCGAGGGGACGCAAATGTTGAGCGAGACCCAAAGGGCATATGAACGAGCGAGACATCAAAGACGAAAAGCGACCGATCCAGACTTTCTTAGAAAGATTTCTGAGAGGTCTCGGAGAAGCTACGAACGCCGCAAAAACGATCCTGCTTTCATCGAGAGATTGCGTCGTTACGAAGCACTCTATCTCGCCAAAAAGCGAGAGGAAGATCCCGAGTTTCGCCGAAAAGATTCTCGCCGTAATTGTGCCGTTCACGCTCGACGGAAGTTCGTTGCCTTATCTCACTACAGCAAAACAGAACATCCGAGTTGTTGCTGGCCGAATTGTACGGTTGATGATCTCGACATGCTCACGTTGGATCACATTGCCAACGATGGATATAAGCGCAGAGGTTGTTCAGGTTCGACGCTCTACGCTTGGGTCATCGCCAACAAGTTTCCAGAAGGCTTGCAAACTCTTTGCTGGAATCACCAGTGGAAAAAGCGACAGCTTCACTTGCGATGCAATAGTCTGAGCACACAGGAAAACAACTGTGTGAGGGCGGCAGAAATGACCGCTCCCGGCGATAAAGCCGAGTAACAACCCTGGGAATCAAGACGATTTACTCCTAACCCGAATTGCGGTCAGGAATGATCTGAAAGTCTCCGCACGTCTCTGCCGTATTCCTTTTCTGGTCCAGCCGGGCGCAACCTTCGGGCAATTTGTTCCCGATGGCACCGGCGACAGCATGGGCACCGGCGGCGGCTCGATCTATGATGAGGGCGTCGCAACCCCCGTCTATTTCGTGCAGTCCTGTCAGGTCACCAAGGAAGCAGAATGGGCGACCGACGCCGATGAAAAGGCGCTGGTCAATGTGTTCAAGGAAGAGTTCAAGACCAACCTGCGGGAGTTCCGCACCAACCTGGACGGTCTTGCGGCATCTTCGAGCGGTGCCGGCGATCTGGGATATGTGACGGTCAGCCCGCCAGCTTCGGTGGGCCAGAATTATCTCAACGTCTCCAACGCCAACAATTTTCGCGCGGGCTCGACCTATCAGGTGCTTTCGAGCATCGGCGCGTCCCCTCGCGGGACCATCCTGATCCTTACCGCTGATCTGGCGAACAACATCATCTACCTGGTGGAAGTGCTCGGAGCTTATTACCCCTCTGGCACAACTGCCGGCGACATCCTGATCGTCTCGGGAGCCAGCGGCAGCGCGACGGCAACCTATTCGCCGGATCGCTATACCACCGCCACCATCGCGGCATCGCTCAACGGCGTGCCCGCGCTCAATATCTCAAGCTCCACGGGTTCCTGGTTTGGCATCCCGCGATCCGCTTATCCGGGCGTGCTGAACTCGGAGTACGTCAATGGGGCGTCTCAGGCGCTCACGCCGCAATATATCCAACTCCTGCAATCTCTCGTGCAGCGCGCCAATGGTGCCGAGAATGAGGAGATGGAAGAGTTCATCCTGACCACCAACGTGGATCAGGTGACCGCGTGGGAAAACCTGAGCCTTTATAGCACTTCCGGCGTGGCGACCGCCTTCGTCTCGCAAGAAGGTGCGGGCAAAGACGGCGATCGGCGCATGGACTATCTCAAGAAGGGCCGGATCAAGACCATCTCCGGCTATGAACTCATCACCAACATCAAGTCTCGGCCGGGACGGCTGGATTTCATGTCGCTGAAGTATTATTTCCGGATCGAGACCAAACCGGCCGCACTGTTCGATGTGGACGGCGTGACGGTGTTCCCGCTCTACGGCTCCGATGGCGGTGTGGCCCCGACGCAGGCATTTTACTTCGTCTGCGGCATGCAGCTCGCCATGAACAAGCCGCGTGGGACGGCCTATATCGATACGCTTAGTTTACCGGCAGGTTTTTGAAGTCTAAGAGTTAAAGTGACAAGCTCCGGACTGGATAGGATAGAAAGGGATCAACAGGAAGGCGCAAGGGCCTCGGAGCAATCCGGGGCCCTTTTTTATTGCTATATCGCTCCGGGAAATCCGTTCTATTCCAATGTGTTCGAGCGAAACGACATGTTCCCCGGCGCGCGCTTTGCGCCTCCGGAATACCAAGCGATCCTCATCAAATATGGCCGCAATCTTTTGGGCGAGAACATCTTTCGCCTCATCTGGCTCCCATCGCGCTGCTATTGGGCAGGCGGCTGGTGGGAGATCGAAGGCGAGTTCGGCTACAAGCGCCAGCCCAAGTATGGCGTCAAGAATCAGCGATGGGCGATTGAGAAGTGGTTGCCGCCTTCCACTTACGGCAGCCCGCAAATGTGGGATCAGAGCACGGCAAGCCGGGAAGGCTATCTTCAGGTCGGCCCATTTCCGGCGCGAGGGGAATACGAATGCGCTGCGGTCTTTTCAGTCGGTCAGGGGCCAGCAGGCTATGTTCCGTTGGAGCCTGGCACTGTGGATCTTCAGGCACGGCTCATTTATAACGGACGCAGCCGCAGCCTTTGGGACATCCGCAACGCGCTTCGCTCCGATCAGGAGATGGAGTCACGCCGCAAGGACCGCGAATTTGATGAGATGTGGGACAGTGTGCAACACAGCCGCAAGGGTATCACGCTTGGGCCTTCGGGCCATTATTCGGAAGAAAACGCCATCAACGAATACAAGCAGCGGTTGCTCGCGCGGCAGGATGCTTGGGTAGCGCAAGCCGATTTCCAAAAAGGTTTCGCACAGACGGAGGAAGAGAATGCCTCGTAATGTCGCAAGTCCGGAACAGGCCGCATCGGCCCGTGAGCAAGTCAGGAATATTCCCAGCCAGAACAAATTCTCACGCACGCGACCAATGACGCGATCCGAACGCGAATTGATGCGTGTTCCGGTGGATGCGGTCTATATCTACAATTTGAGCCCGATCTGGAAATGGCAGAAGGATTTTCCCGGTCTTGGCAGCATCTCGATTTTCGCAACGCCGTGGCGCACGGCAAGCCAATTCAGCAGCGTGCCCAAGGTCTATAGTGACGCAATCGCACTGGAGCGCCGCATGGTGCGCACCTACGACGGCGGTAATCGCATCCTGAAGCAGATGACTGAAAATCCCATAGAAATTGCCGAGGATGTCTTGTGCTGCTCGACGGAGTTCCCCGGACGCCCCGAAAACAATCTGACGCTCTATGGCTGCTTCTACACCATCGGCAAGCCCATCGAAGAATTTTCGCCCAAGGAACGGCAGGAAATCCTCGATGATGCCGAGTTCAAGCACATTAATAAGTGCCATGAGTTCGTAGCGCAGGGAGATGCCCTCGCGGATGGGATATTCAAGCCTGTCGAGGTCCACAAGCGATGCGCGTTGTTCCTCGGAGAAGAGCGGGATTGGGTCGCGCGTCGCGGCAAGCTCACGGCCACCGATGAATGCCCCTTCTGCGGTTATGACAACAAGCGCGGCGTCTCCAAATGCCGCAATTGCCATGAAGTCATCGATCCGGTCAAGTATGCCGAGCAGCAGGCGGCTTTGAAGGGGAAGAAGGCTTCCTAAGCGTTCTATTTCAGTGTGGCGATCGCTCCTTCAATTCCCTACGATACTGCCGAATCGATCCTGAACGAAGCGCGGGCGATTTCTGCTGATGCCGCGACGGCTAATGGACTCGCAGGCGATATCCTCAACGACGGCCAACCATATGTCTTTCCGATCCTGCAAAAGTGTTACCGGCGCTTGCAGGATGAGCTGATCTCCAAGGGCGTCGAGACTTACTCCAAGTACGGCGAAATCTACAACATCACGCCGACGCAGACCGGTAATCCCCGCATCAATGTGACGATTTCCTACTTGGGATATTGGGATGGTTACCGCGTTTGGCCCAATATCACGCTCCCTGCCGACATGATCAAGCCGCTGGAACTTTGGGAATGCTATCCGGGAGAAAGTGCTTGGAAGCCGATGCGGCCAGTCTCGGATTCGATCTCTTCGCGGCCCACCACAAACCGCTTCAATGTCTGGGACTTCGAGCAAGACATTTTGTCGATGCCGGGATCCTCGCAGACTTCCAACCTAAAAATGAAGTACCTGCTCTATGCGCCCGATCTGACCGGCCCTAATTCCCAGGCTCTTGTCGTTCATTGCCAAAGCGCGCTTGCCAACAAAATGGTCGCGCAGGTCAGCAAGATGCTCGGCGGCTTGGAGATGGCTCAGGCATTCGAGGCAGATGCGCAGAAAGACATCGACATGATCGTGAACCGCACCGCCCGTAAGGAAGCATATCAGGCGTTCCAGCGGAGACCGTTTCGCAGCCGGGGCCGCGGGCGCGGGAGAGGTGCGTATTGAGCGGCCCATCTCTTTTCAGTTGGATTGATGTAATTCAGAACTCCATCGGGCAGGTTCTTCCCAATGTCACTGTGACTGTGCTGGCGGGGACCGTCGGCGGATCAAGCGGCGTAAACACCACAAACCAGCCCGGCACGCCGCTGGCGACGATTTACTCCGATCCTTATGGCGCCGATCCGATCAACCAATCGACAAGTCCGCTCAATACTTCTGCGGGGAATGGGCAGTTTCAGTTCTGGGCACCGGCAGGCTATTACGTCATTCAGGCCTACGGCCCTGGAATCCAAGGCCAGTTGGTATTTGGAATTTGCCTCGGAGGATCAGGCGGCGGCGGGGGCGGCGGAAGCACGGCACTACTATTCAATCTCCCGGCAGAAAACGCGAACTTCACTGCGGCGATCGCAACGGGAAACAATCCGACCAATTACTACCAGGTCACCACCGGAAGCAGCAAGATCGTTGCGCAGCTTCCTTCTGCAATAGGAATCGCCGGGCAATCTGTTTTGTTCCAGAAAATAGATTCGGGATCAGGACGTGTTTCCGTTACGCCAGTAGGGGGGCAAACTACCGGCGGTCTGACGAGTTTCAGTTTGACAGCACAATATCAGTTCGTGGGATTGGTGAGCGATGGGACGAATTGGCAAATATTTAGCCGCAATTAGCCTGCTTCTGATCGGGACTTCTCTGCACGCCCAGGTCTCGCAGCAGCCTGCTGCGGTAGGCACAAGCAATACGGCTTATAACGCGCAAAACGATGGGACGACTGATGATGCTGCGGCAAATACGGCTTGTATCAATGGGTTAGTAGCTTCTGGGGGAACTTGCATCCTCGGAAGCAATACGCTATGGACCCCTCCTGCATCATGGACCTCTTCTGGTTTTTGGACAAATATTAGCCTACAAGGGCTGATGACGGTAAAGACAAATCCATTTAGCATCACTCAGACCGGGATGGAGATTAATTGCGAACTACCCAGATTGCGCAGTCCAATCTTTGCATTTAGTACCGGATCGTCATGCTTAATCGAGCCAGCGACACCTACTTCGCCCAGTCCCGTGCTGAACATCACTACTTCAAGCGAAGCCACTGCGATAAACGATATATCTATCGGCGGTTTCAACAATGCAGGAATCTACGATGCCGGAATCGACTCACACTTCAACAATGTGTTCGTCCAAGCGAACGCTTCGGGGGCTCTGCTTTATGAATCCGAGCGTGGTTCGGGAGCGGGTTCGACGGGAGATTTCGGGAAATACTTCCACGGCGGAGTCTTTGTTCAAAGCGGAATTACGACAAACCAGCCCTGCATGTTATTCCATACCACCGGAACAGGCGATTTTTTTGAAACCTTTTGCGATGGCGGAGGGATTTTTGACGAAACCGCTTTAGCGCCATCGGCGGGATCATACTGCGGGGTAAGAACGTATTTCCAAACCTTGCAGGAGAACGTCCCGGCATGGACAACGCCCAATGCGGCATACCACACCTACGATGTAACTGGCTGCACATTCACATCAGAGCTATATATAAATGCCCAGCAAGCCGATTCAGCTGACAGCAATGCCCCCTTAATCAATGTGACTAACACCGGCGCCGGTTCAGGTCAGGTGCAAAATACCGTGATTATGGGCGGCTTTCCTAGTGGCCCGCTATTCCACGTAGACCCAGCGGCGAGCGTGGCCGGAACGACGTTGATAAACCCAGCCACAGGCCCGGTAGGTCTTTTTGCAAAGAATACTGCCGGCTTAAATTCCATGCTTCTGAGTGGCACCATGTTCAATAACGGAGGATACAACGGGTTTGCCACGGGTGTTCCGGTGGGTGCCAGTGCCGTAGCATTAGCCGAACCGTATCTGTTTAATTGCACGGCTTCCAATTCTGGGGGATCGCTTGCGGCTGGAACTTATTTCGTGTTAGCCGCTTATTACGACATGAGCGGACCGCCAACGGTATTCCAGGGCCAGGACAGCAGCGAAATCGGCCCACTGACTACTACAGGGTCAAGCGGTTCGATTTCCTGCACTTGGACCCCTTCCACAAACACAATCATCGGCGGTATCTACATTTTCACCGGATCAAGTCCTTCGCGCGAGAACGTCAAGTATGACACCACCAACAGCGGCTCCTACACCATCACCAGTGCGGGTGTGACTGGATACCCCACGCAACTTGCACCAGACCCCAAGACAGCCGCGTTCACTACGATGTTCGGAAAATTGGGCGGCGGTGGTTTTAGGCCAACGGTTGATTACACTGGAACTGATGATTGTGTTGCTTTCGGAAAAGAAGGATGCACGACAGACACCACGCCGGGAGACGTGCAGATATCTAACAAGCTCACAGCTGGATCAGAAGATTTGTCCGCGGCCACGGCCTTCTTGCCGCCATCGGGAACTTCTCTTCCGGCAACCTGCACGGTCGGGCAAGTGTTTTTAAAAACGAATGCCACTGCTGGACAGAACTGGTATTTCTGCACATCAACAAACACCTGGACGCAGCAACTCAATAACGGCGGCGGGACGCAAAACGTCTACACGGGCACGCTCAGTCTTGGAACCTCAAAGATTACTGCAGGAACCTGCGCGACCACTGCGACGGCGACAGCGACTGGAGCAAATGAATCCACAGACAACGTGATCATGAACACGTCGGCGGCAATCAAGGGCGTAACCGGATACTTTCCTGCCACGTCAGGTGCCGGAACTTTGACGCTCTATCCTCCTTACATTACATCGAACACGGTGAACGTCGATGAGTGCAACTGGACCTTGAACGACATCACTCCGGGAGGCGTGACGCTCACCTTCCACGTGATCCGATGAGGAAACTCCTAAACTACGCGGTCTCTTCTGCGGCTGTCTTGATGCTGTTCGCTGTTCTCCGTCTTCTCGCGGCCACGAATGCGGTCTACATTTCGCAGTCAGGAGGCGGCGCCGGGACAAGCTGCGGATCAGCGCAAGCAGCCTCTTATTTCAACAATTCAGGAAACTGGAGCGCGTCACCAACGGGAATTCAGATTGGACCTGGCACCACAGTCCATATTTGCGGGACAATCACGACCACACTCACATTTCAGGGCAGCGGAGTCTCGGGAAATGTGATCACGCTTTTGGCTGAATCTGGTGCAGCTCTGTCACAACCTGCAGGGAACCTCGTCAACCTGAATGGCCAAGGCTACCTACTGCTCGACGGTGGCACAAATGGCGTGATGCAGAACACCGCTAACGGCGAGAATCTGTCCTACCACACGCCCACACAGGCAATCCAAGCCAGTGGCGCAAGCAACATCGAAGTCCGCAACTGGACGATGAGCAATATGTACGTGGCCGTGGCGCCCAATACCAACACGGTCAACTCAGGCTTTGATGAAGGCCTGTCAAGTTGCTACTCCGCCAACGGCTACGGCGGAACGATCTCCATTCACGACAATGTAATGCACGATAACGGCTGGTGCGTCACGATGGGCGACCCTTCATTTGGGGCGGTCGTGAACGTGTACAACAACAACGTCTACAACACAAATCACTGCTTCACGGTGAATTCAGCCGAAGCTGCGGCGACCATTTCAATTCACGATAATCAGTGCCACGACACGGCGAATTGGGACAGCTACAACGACTCCTACCACCACGACGGGGTTCACATCTTCTCCGGTTCACAACCCGGCTCGTCCTGGGCGATCTACAATAATTATTTCTACGGTAACTGGGGCGCGAACAATACGGCGCATATTTTCACCGAGGACACTCCGTACAATGTGACCATCTTCAACAACGTGTTCGTCCAATACCCCGGCGACGTGCTGAACGACGGCTTCATCGCAATGGAGAACGGATCATCGTATAACGCCCACCTCTTCAACAATGTATTCGTTGGCGACGGCACGACCGCGGGCCTACCGTTTGGGATACGTATTACCAGCAGCGGCGGGGCGATCATCGAGAACAACGCCTTCAACAGTCTTAACAATTTCATAAGCCTTCCATCTGGATTTTTGGGGGTAGTGGATTACAACCAATACGGAATACAAACCGCACTCGGTGGAAATGGTGCATTCAATTGGGAAGCCTCCGGAGGAACGAACAGTTTCTCCACGTGGCAATCGGAATGCGGTTGCGACTCGGACAGTGCATGGAATATGAGCGGTATCGGCATCGGGTCCACCGGCCAGCCCCTGAGCGGATCGCCACTGATCGGCGCCGGTCTCAACCTGACCTCCTTGATGATCACGGCTCTGGATGCGGGAACCACGGCCGGAAGGACAGTCACACCTACCGCGCAACCTTCTATGGGCTCCTGGACCGTCGGCGCCTACGGCTCGACGGCTTCCGCAGTGCCGATCGTGTCGCTCTCACCCACGCCCACGCTTGCCTTTGGCAGCATCAATACGATGGCCACGGCTTCTCTGACGGAGACGCTGAGCAATATCGGGAGCGCGACACTCACGGGAAGCATTGCGATCACCACGGGCACCTATTTCAGCATCACGGGCGGGACGTGCAGTACAACCATGCTTTCCGTCGCGGCTTCCGGTTCCTGCACCGTAATTGTCCAATTCGCGCCGACTGTCGCCGCGGCAGAGACAGATCATCTCATCTTCACCACGAATGCAGCGACATCTCCCGATTCGATTACGCTGACCGGAACAGGTGTCGCCACGGCGCCAGTCGTAAGTTTGAATCACGCAACACTGGCATTTGGAAACGTGACCGACGGAAGCAGCGGAAGCCTTACCGAAACTCTGACAAACAACGGCAATGCGACCATGACGGGCTCCGTCGCCGTTACAACAGGAACGTACTACTCGATCACCGGAGGAACTTGCAATACGTCGAGCCTTTCGGTATCGGCAAGCGGAAGCTGTACGGTCATCGTCCAATATGCGCCCACGGTTGCGCGATCAGTGGCGATAGATGCTGTCGGCCCCTCTTCGGCAGGCCAAGGCTGTATCTTCGCCGGGGGATGGACCGGACCTGTTACCTGCACCTGGGCACATACGATTGGCTCTGGGGCCAATCCGTTGATTGTCGGGGTAAACATGGGCATTCTCCCAGATAGCTGCTGCGCTGCATCCGTGACCTATGACGGCATGAACATGCTGGCTGTCCCCAGTAGTATCGTCCATGCCAATGCCACGAACGCGGGATACCTGCAAGAATTTGAAATGATTAATCCGCCCAGCGGGACGCATAACGTGGTGGTGACGATCGCTGGGAGTTCGGCTTCACAGCTTACCGTGGTTGGCGGTTCGATCTCGTTCAAAGGCTCGTATGGACCGACCATTCTTTCTTCTGCTACCGGCCAGAACAATTTAGCCACCATCACCGCGACAGGCGGTACAGCCTCGGGACTATTCGAAGCGATGGCCGCGGCCGGCAGTGCGCTTTCCGCACCGACACAGACCGGCCAGTGGCTGAACAATTACAGCGGGTCAAGCGGAGCAGGGAACGCGGGAATGCAGACGGCCACTGCCGGTGTCAATTCGATATTCAGCTATTCGATCCTGCCTTCTGCCGACTATTGGGGAATCCTGAGCGTTCTAATTGCCCCAGGGGATGGGGATACGCTTGTCTTCACAACGAACGCGGCGAGCAGCCCGGACACGGTGGTTCTGACAGGGACAGGAACGGCCGCGAGCATCGCATCACCGACGAATTTGCAGATTTTCGAGTTGCAATGAAGTGCCACTTTTGCCAAGGAGAGGCCAAACATGAGATACGCAAAATCCGCCTATGCTGCATTCACTATAAAGAGGCTCTGGCGCATTCCGCTGATGTTGCTGCCGATTTTCCTGCTGCTATTCTGGCCTTCTTCCGGCTTGCGGGCTCAATCTGGGCACAACATCAGCCTCACGTGGACTGCCGGGACCACCGGAACCGCACCCACCGGATATAACGTAAAGCGCGGCACCGCGCCCGGCGCTGAAGTCACGATAGCGACCACAACCGCGCCCACGACAACTTACGTCGACACGACGGGCACGGCTGGAACGCTGTACTACTACGTCGTGACGGCCACGAATCCGGCTGTTACGCCTCCCGAGTCGGCTCCGAGCAATGAGGTCTCGGCCACTTTTTTACCTCTGGCGGCTCTGGCAGCTCCAACGGGGCTAGCGGCTGCAAGTAACTAGGAGAATCCCATCGCTCTCAACGCGCGCGGTGATTTCACCTTAGACCTTTCGCTTTTTGGGTCTTTGGTGCAGGACATCAACGCCACAGACCTTCCTCCCGGCGGGTCGCCGGATAACTCCGACTGTTTTTATCTTCCCGGCGGGGTGTATACCCGTCCCGCCCTGAAACGTGCGTTTTCGCCTGGAACGCTGTCTGGAAACCCGACAATTCAATCGGTCAAAGAGTTTCCATCTGCTAGCGGCGAATATTTGACGATGTTTCTGGACTCCAACGGTCTGCTTTACTCGAACGACCCGATGCAAGGTTCGCTGGTCAACGTAATTGACACCGTAACTCCAGGAGTGCAATTCAAGGCCGAGAATTACGGAGGGAAGCAATGGTATGCCTTTTTCAGCGCGCAGGAATCGGGGATTTTTTCCAGTAATCCGTATGTGGGGGTGGACGTACCGCGATATTTCGATGGCTCTAACGTCTATCGTGTGACCTCGGATGCTCCCGGAATATCGCCTGAGTTCTTCAACCTGAATACAAGTGCGTTGGATCTGGTAGCGTCTCCGATTTCGGGAACGATCGGCATTTCTGGCGTGATTTCCGAGGGCGAGCAAACCGGAAATATCCCCAATCCATCGGGCGAAGCATCAATCCTGCAGTCCGGCGTTGCCAGCAACAACGTGCAGCCGGTGGCCTCTGTCAGTTTCCCATTTCCACTCGCGGTGACATCTGGAAATACGGTCCTGGTGGCAATTGAGGCGATTGACGAAGACATTTACTCAGTTACAGATTCACAGGGCAACACATACGGCCAAGTCGCCTACGTCAAGACGAACAACGTCACAAATGCGATATGGATTTCATCGGGTGTGACTGGCGGCCCGGTAACGGTCACAGTAACTCTCACGAATGGTCTGCTTAATCAGGTGACCGCAATCGCCTGCCACGAAATAGCCGGCCTGGTTACGGCGACCTCTCCGGTAAATGGAAATGGGGCAAATCCGCTTGTTGACCGAGGTCAAGGGGTAACCACATTCCAGAGCGGCCAGGTAAACACATCTTATGCGAATGACTGGATCTTCTCATTCGTTTTTACCGATATAGACCCGTTACAAGGTGAGCAGCTATACGGTCCCGGCGGATACACGGTCGGAGTTGATCAAACCTATTACGATCCGATCGGAAATGTACTTCGCATTTCTACGGCTTATGAAAGCGTCGTATCGACGGGCAGCTACAATCCGGCATGGAGCTCGAATGTACCGGGCGGTAATGGCTGGCAAGGACTCACGATCGGATTGGCCCTCAATCCTGGCGGGGGCGGTGGCGGGATTGTCACGTACTGGACCGAGCTGGTTTATACCTGCACTGAAGACGTACCAGCCGACTGGCTGGGGTCTTCCATAACAGTAACCGGATTTTCCGGAACCAATTCCAGCATAGCCAATCGGACAGGAATCATCACAGAGATCAATGGCGAGCAATTTACGCTCGCCGTAGTCACAACTTCTTACGTTTCCCTGTCTGCCGGGAGCGCATTGGCCACAGGAACAATCGCTTCCAGTTCCGGCAATTATATGGTGCGCCAAAGCAATATCATGACGGCGTATCTTGGGAGTTCCTTGCCTTCTTCGGCTTTCCTTCAATCTGGATTCTGGGTGCAGATCATCAATGCCGATTCCAGCCTGATAAATGGCCCCAACTGGACGATCTCGCAACTTATCCGGGATACGACGGGTCTCGTCACGGTAACCGTGCAGGCCCAACTCACTAATCTGCCGGTTGGAACTAGCCTATACGTGAATCCAGCATCAGCGACATTTACGGGCACAGCTACGGCCACTGTGGGCCTTCCCACGCTCACATGGTCTTCTGGGCAAAACTTTGACCCTAGCTGGAGCGGTCAGCCGATCACCTACGCTGGAAATAGCTACGTGGTGCAGTCGGTGCAGAGTGGCACGATTCTGACGCTAACTACCAATGTGGTTTCAGGGATCGGTTCAGGCTTCTCTATAACGGTGGATTATTTCTCGGCTGGATACCAGACCGTCACGAAAGTTCTATCGGTCTCTGGCGGATATTCCACATTTACATTCCAATCACTGGACACCATTCCGTTCAATAACACAAGCCTGGGAGGCGTCGTATATCAAACATGGTCTCCGAGCTTTGGAACCTATGGGAATGCCGCTCAAATAACGAATGTCGGATATGACCCATTCAATGGATGGTATTTCCAGTTCTTTCAGCTTGGCCCGGATGCAGTACTCAATTCTTCGTCGGATATGGGCATCCCGCAAGCTTCGATTCAAGCCCAAGCTGCACCTGGAACCCGCAGCGGGGTTTGCATGTTTCTGTCTTCTGATGGGGCGATTACGGCACCGTCTGTCCCTGTATCTCTGGCGATTTCAGGTGGTTCGAGTTTGATTCAGGCTCAAAACATCCCGATTGGCCCTCCAGGCACGGCACAGAGAATCATTGCCCTTACTCCAGCAGAAGGCGCGAATTTCTATTACATCACTCCGACAATCGTACCGGAAACGGGCATTTCGTCTTCCGCGGTAGCTGCTACAGGCACGATCATCGAGGATAATGTAACAACCTCTCAAGTCCTCGATTTTTCGGACGCTCAACTGACCGCCAGCACGGCCAACCAAATTGACGTGATGGGGAATAACCTTTTCAATCAGGTAGTTTTGGCCCCCTGCCTCGGAGTCATCGAATATCAGGGCCGTTTGGGATGGTGGGGGGAGATCAACAACGTCAAGAACTTCGGAAACATGGGCTTTGATGGAGGATTTGTAGCCCCTACAGGGACACTGGCGGTAATTAATGGCAGCTCCGTGGCGACTTATGAATCTGGGGCTGCTTTCGTGGCCAGTTGGGTAGGTTCACAAATTATCATCAATGGAATTTCCTATACCGTCTCTTCGGTGGGATCTGGGACGCTCACCCTCGCCGCTAACTTCCAAGGGACTTCGGGAACTTATTCGTTTACCTCGCTGAGCCCTTCGGGTGTCTTGCCTCCGTTTTGGACGAGTGCTGGGGATGGATTCGGAAGCCTCGCGCCAGCATCTTCCCCTGATTTTGGCTTTGTCTATGTGATGCAGGGTGGACATAACAATCTGATTCAGCAGAGCTGCGCCAGAGATGCTTACGGCGCCCAGATTCTGCTTCCAAGTACGCAGTATACGATGCGGTTCAAGTTGGGCTACGCCGGGCCATTTGCTCCAACGGGAGCTTGCATAATTGACATCTACTCTCCCAGTTTGTCGCAAGTTTTCGCGCAGGCTTCTTTCACGATTGCAAACGTGAAACAAAATGGGGCAACCTGGGTATCCAAAGGATTCAACGCAAAAACGCCCAGCGCGATTCCTGCCGACTGCGTTCTGAGGCTTTACCTCTCGAATGTGCCTTCCGGCACTACAGTCATCGCGGATGAACTCGAAATAATCTATAGCGACTATCCGGTCTCGTTCGATCAGATGAGGCTCAGTTATTACCAAAACCCATTCGGATACGATTCGATCACCGGCGTGCTTTCTGTCGATCCAGCCGAGTCGCTGACCGGAGTGTTTCGCCAGCGCGGGTATCTCTACATCCTGTCAGAGTCGAGCCTGTTCCAGTCGCAGAACAATGGTTCCGGAGAACCTTCCACCTGGTCTGTGATTCAGTATGCAGCTTCTTGCGGATGTTCTGGCCCCAACGCCGTGGACTTCGCGGAAGACGTTGCATATTGGGCCGGTCGATATGGCGGCCGAGCATTCGTCGGTGACCCGACGTGCAAAAAGATCACGCAGGAACTTGCTCCCACGTGGGAATCGATCTCCTGGAATTATCAGACGATGATCTGGGTCAAGAATGACCCTGTAAATCGCATCCTGTATTTCGGCGTTCCGATCAATCAGGCATCTTCGCCCAATGTCGTTCTGAGCATGAGCTACCGGCTTTCGGACGCGGCAGTCAACGTTCCCGATCCGATTCACGTGAGTCAGTATTCGGGGAGATTGATCTGCACAGACCTAGGGCGGCGATGGTCGCCCTGGCATCTCACGATGAACTGTGCGGACATGTGCACGCGCATGGGCTTCACGTTCAACACCTCTGGGAATCCGGGCCTCGCTCGCACGCTGGTGATGGGGGCAGGGAATGGGCAAGTTCCCAATGAAGGAACAGGATTTGGCAACCTGTACACGCTGGACACATTCAATTACCCGCCGACCAATCCCAACTCGACGGTCTGGAACTGCACCGACGATGATTTCGGGCAGATCAACAGCTTCTACACCACCTACTTTTTCTTTTCGCCCGATGTGGAACAAAACCCACTGCTTTCCCTGCACCGGAAGCTATTCAATTATTTGGCGGTCCATGCAACTGGAGTCGGCCTGCTGAAAGTGACGCCGCTGATCGATTCTCTTGTGCAGCCTGCGCCTTCAAAGAAGGGCGGGCAACTTCCTCTCAGCATGACGCCACTTTCGCTGGTCGATCCCAACTTCGACCTAGAATGGCACCCGCTCGTGCGCGGGAATCGCGTGGCCTGGAAAGTTCAGCCGGTTGCGCTGCCAAACACGACGGCGCAGGCTATGGCGGTGACGCATTTGATTGTGAGCGGTAGAAGGGAACTGATCTTCCCGACTCGCGGCACTGTATTCGGATACTAGGAGCCTTATGAACGGAGCAATTAGCTACAAGAACCAGAATTACCTACGCAGCACCAAGGAACCGATCAAGCCGCATCTGATTGCGGAAGATTTTGACGCGGTGCAGATCACGGTCACATCGCAGGCGAGCCGGATCGCCGCTCTTGAGGCGCAAGTTGCGGCGCTAACCAACGCCAAAGCCGCGAAGTAGCGTTCTATTCATGCAATGGCGACGAACAACCAAGCGGGACTTTTTGCAGATCGTGGACCTATGGGAACGGGCCGATTACGGGTTCGACATGCCCGATCTGGCAAGCAAGGAAATGTTTTCGTCATGGGTCGCCGTCGAAGACGGGAAGATCGTGGCATGGGCGGGCGCACAGCGCGTCCCCGAGATCATCGCCATCATGGACCCGACGTGGGGAAGTCCGCACTGGCGGCGCAAGCTCTTTCTCGCGCTGCATAGGCCGATCGCGCAGGACTGCCGGGACAATGGGTATGAAAAGGCTTTCTGCAATCCGGACCCGAAATACTGCACCTTCAGCCGCCATTTGCAAAAGATGGGTTGGTGGCGGGGATGGGAAAGCCTGTGGATAACGGCGGGGCGCATTTTAGGGGCGAAAAAGTGACGTATCTCGATTTCGACAGGTGGCTCGTCGAGCAAGCGCGCGCGCTGCCAATCGCCATGAACAAGGGCGGCACAACGCAGGCCCAGCAGAACATCAACACGGCCAATACCGAGAATGCCGGGCTTTACGGCCAGGGCGAAGCCGCCCAAAACGAGATCCTGCCCTTTTTGACCTCTGAAGTCACCAATCCGCAGGGCTTCGGACAGACCGGCGTGAATGAGCTCCAGACCGCCGGCGGGGAGGCGACCTCGGGCGCGGTTGGGGCTGGTAACGAAGCCGCGCTGCTGAAAGCCTCGCGGAGCGGCAATCCGTCCGACACAGGCTCCATAATCGATGCCTTGGCGCGCACAGGAGCCCAGCAGCAATCGAAGAACACTTTGGGCATCAATACGTCCAACTTGCAGGAAAAGCTCTCCCAGCAGCAAGCTGGGGCCCAAGGAATCGAATCTATGGGCAACAGCGACATCAAAGCGGCCTTGGATGCCCTTGGACTCAGCAATGAGGCAGTTTCGGACTACACCAAGGCCTACCAGACCACGAATCCGCTGACGCTCATCTCAGGCATCACTGGCGCAGCGGGCGGGATTGGTCAAGGCATCGGGGCGGGACTCAAGGCGGCGGGGGTCTAGGTGGCCGACGAAGACACACAGGCGATAACCGCCCCTGACGATGAGGAGGAGAAGCAGTACGGTCCTCCGGAGGACAAGGCATATGAGGCGTCCATCACGCCCATGCCTGCCCCTTCCATCGTCCAGACCGCCAAACAAGCTCCCGCGGCTGCTCCCCCAACGATTACCGCGCCATTGCCTGCCCCTCAACAGGAAACGGGCGGTATTGTAGCCGCGGGACCGCCTTCCCCTGGCATGGCGGCTGTGCAGCGATTGTCCGCGGTGCAGCGCCAGAATCCGTTCGCTGTGCTCATGGCGCGCTCAGAGAACATCCAAAACCCATTCTTGAGGGTGTTGGCCAAGGCTGGGGGCATCGCTGGCGCCGGGGCCGAGGGTCTATCGAAGGAATATCCGCAGATCGAACAGGAGCGGATCGCGGAGGCCAATCAGCCTGCCAAGGCAGCGGGTGCGGAGTCCGAAAACCGATTACGCACCGCCCAGGCTGGGGAAGCAACCGCTGGAGCTGCCGAGAAGGAAGCAGAGACGGCGCGACTCAAGAATCCGATCCCCAAGCTGACCGGCGAGCCTATCTCGAATGGGCAGGGTGGATACCTTCAACTCGACGAAAACAAGGGGGCGTATGTTCCGGTCCCAAGCCTCTCTCCGCAGACCGGAGTGCAGCCGACTGGAGGGGGAACGGGTGGCACTGCGCCTCCTCCTGTGGCTGGTCCTGCTGGGCCGCAAACGCCCGCGGCTGGGCCACAACCACAACCTTTTGGGCAAAAGATCGGGGAGAAGCCTCTTCCGCAAGCCGAACAGCCGGCAACTGCGGAAGACGTCGCGGGATTCGGCCAGCAACTTCCCAGCTTGACTCCGGGGCTTACGGCCGGACAGAGGCAAGCATTCGCCTTTCCGTCTGGCTACACGCCAACGAACAAAGAACTTCAGGATCAGAAAGCAGCGGCAGAAAAAGCCAATGAACTCGCTGAACAAGCCAAGCGCGATCAATCTCGGGATGCTCAGGACAAACTCCGCGACGCCGTGGCCGAACAGAACTTCGAGATTAACCGGCAAGTGCGCGAACAGACGCTTAAGGATAAACAGGCGGCTGACGCGAACAAGGCCACCGTCCAATACTCGAATCTCTATTCGCAGCAGAATTATGCCGACAAGATGAAGCAGTGGTATGACTCGGGTCACTTCGCCAAAGATTCCGGTTTAGTGACGGGCATCATAAACGACGCCAAAGCCGGCGGCTTGAATTTGGGTGGGGCGGGCGATACTGCCGTCGGTGCTCTCATCGGAGGGCCGGAAGGAGCTTTGGCGGGCGGTGCGATCGGTGTCTTGGGAAGTCTGATTGGAGGCCCAACCGCCGGGTATCTCGATACACTCAAAAAGCAGGGAATTTCCCAGCAGGGCTACGATGCGATGCAAGCATATTTCAATGCTCTGCCGGGGCGAATGTCCTATGAGCTTGGCACAGCAGGCGTCGGAGCTTCAGCCATGCGTTCGAGTCAACTGATCAATAAAGTCATGAACACAGTTCCTCCGCCAAATACGCCGAAAGAATCTTTCGATTCGGCCTTTCAGCAGTATTTCAAACCGATGGAGACAAACGTCAAGAGCACAGTCAAGACGATTGCGCCGCCCGATTTCCAGCCGCCCAAGTATGAGGATTACTATCCGAAGGCGGCATCCGCCGGGCAAGGCCAAGGTGGCGAGACTCCGCGAATCATCAGATACGACGCTGCGGGAAACAGGTTGAAATAAATGCCTGATATTCAGGCACAAACTCCGGATGGAGTAATCCATAGCTTCCCTGATGGGACGCCCGATGAAGTTATCGATAAGGCCATCAAGGCATATTCCACCGATGCCACGATAACGGGAATCAAAGCCCCAGCCCAACCCGATACTTCAAAGCCGGAACAGGGGATCGCCGCAGCCGAGCATCCCTCCAATCCGTTCTCGCGCTACATGACCGAAGCCGAAAACCTGACCGAAGAGGGCAAGAAGGAACATCCCATCGAGAACGTGATAGGCACAGCGTCACGTGGATTAAAACAGTTCGGGAATATTGTCGGCACGATGGCACCTCTGCTTATGGGGCCCGGCGGTGGTGTTGCTGGCGCGGGGATGGGGCGAAATCCGGCACCGCCGCAACAAGCCCAACTTCCTGCAGGGGAGACAATCATCACTCCTCCGCCAGAAATCAAACAGCTTCCTGCAGGGCCAAATCGCATTATCGAAGCGCCAGCGGCACCGGATGAATCATTCGTGCGCGGCGTGCCTGCTGAAATTGGTGGACCCGGCAAAGCGGCTGGTCCTACAATCGAAACTCCGAAAGAAGCCTACCCTGCACCCGGACCTAAACCCACTACCGGAAGGATGATTAGCGATCTCGTGAACCAAGCCTATGGAATTGAACCGCTGAAACCAGATGTTCCGATCAAGGAACAAATTCCGCAAGAACAAGCCGCTCCAGCTGCCGGACCTGCGCCGGATAGCTTACAGGCACGCTATCCAGATAGGGCAGTACGCAGCATGGTCCATGCTAATGGTGAAAACATCGTCAACGCGGTGGGCAACGATCCGGAAACCATGCGAGCGATCCACGATCTGACGCGCGTGGAATTGAGGCAGGCCCTTGTGAATAGCGGCGAGGATATGGGCCAGCAGACGATCTCTAGTTCAAAGTTCGCCGGCGAAGGCTCGATTACTCGGCAGCAGGCGTTTGATCGGCTGCTTCAGAAGGGTTTGTCTCCGAAGAAGATTGTGGAGTTTGCGAAGAAGATACCCGCCGCAGGGCCATGAGCACATCGTAATCTTTCAAAAGCAAATAGTGCCGCTCGACTCCGTCGCCATCAATCAGTGAAATATCAGCGCCATGTGATGCGAATTTGTCGAATAGGATCAGCTTTCCTTTTTCGGTACGCTTGACTTCACTGCCGACGGCGACAACGTAACCCAAATCGCTCTTGGCCTTAAGCGAATCCGGCAGCACCAAATTGCTGGAATGTTCGCGCTCAACGCGCTCCACGAGGATGGAATCTCCTACGGGCTCGCCTTCATAGCCGACTGAAGGTTTGTTAACTGAGCCGGAAGCGAGTAAGTCAGCCTGCTCGCCCATCGCCTGCTTCGAGTCCTCTTTGGGAGGCTCCGGCTCAGACGTCACGAATGTATCATGATCCCAAATATCGGTTCCTTCCATCTCCTGCGCTGGAGCATTGAAACTGGCGCTTCGGCCTCCACTTGCGAGCTTATCTCCGCCCATTTGGAAACCTCTTTCCCATACTGATTCGGGCGCACCATTCCAACGATCTTGGTGGCCGTTTTCTACCCTTCAATTTTGATGGACCCAATATTCTTCCTTTTAGAGAAGCACTTATCTTCGATTTGATGTCTTCAGTATGCGGGATGCCGAGGCGATATTTATGGGAATTATATAGTTGAGTCCCCACACTTCCCTTGTATTGGTTCAAAACGTACTCACTGTACGCAGGCGGGATACACTCGGACAGTTCTCGAATGTTCATCCAGTCAATCTGCATCGCATCAAATCCATACTTCTGCGGAAGCACGACACCGACAGGCTTGCCCCGTGTTTCTTTTGGTTTGGAATAGTGTCGTTTTTCCAAAGCTATATCTCGGACTTTGCCCCCGTAAACACCTTGAGTTTTCGCCGCGTGTCTACAGCCTCCCGGCGAAGCTATCGGAAAGCTGGCCTCAAAGTATCTATGTCGTCGCAATTGGTACCCGTAAGCTGTTAAATCAAAATGACTTCCGCACAGCATTGTCGCGTTCTTTAACGGAGCACCAAAAACATTCTCTATCACCCAAGGCTTGCCCGACTTTCGCAGCCATCTACGAACAGGGGCCACCAAATCGGGGTGTGGACGACGATTGGGCATCGTCTTGAGAGCACAGTAATGCTGGCAGGGTGGACTCGCCCAAATGAAATCAAAACCCTCTGGCAACACACTCTCCCAATCTCCCAATACAAACGTAAAGGGATAGTGCGGCTGCGGATTTACATCCACACCAAAAATTTCAGCTTTCGGAAACGCGCGGTGGATACCTGCTGACGCCCCACCCGCGCAACAAAATAAATCCAGTATTTTCATTCTCTTACATCCTTCCTTTGGGGAGTTAACTATATAATTCCCATATTTATTGCCTTTGAGGGATTGGCTTATTTTAGCTATTTCCTCCAGCGTGTGCGGCCGTCTTTTCTTGCCTTTTCCGCCTCGCGGTTTGCCATTCTTTGCAGCTATGCTCAATTTTGCGCGTGTTTCTTCTGAAACTTGGTGACTATTTCCGCCTGTATGGAGATTGTATCCATTTGGTGAAAGTGTTCCTCGTGTCTCAATCTCTTGAGCTTCCAATCGATTAAGTTCTTGCCGATCTTCAGTCTCATGAAGGATGATACATTCAAAATTGGCGACCCCATATTTCTGAATTGCTTGTGAAAGAAGATAGCCCTTTCGGGCCATAGAAGATTTGCAATGGTCTTTCCATCGTTGAGCTAGAGTCCTTACTGTCAGCCCGACGTATCCTTTTCCCGTAATCTTATTGCGTACAAAATAGATCAGCATCTATCGTCGTCCAGGAAGGCGTGGCTTTGGAGGCGCTTCTAGGCTTTCAATAATGAGCGATTCCGTTAATAAGAGGATCCCCGCCACGCTCGCGGCATTCTGCAAGGCGGTGCGGACAACCTTCGTCGGATCGAGTACGCCCGCTTTGACCAAGTCTTCATATGTATCGGTCAGGGCATTGTAGCCACAATCGAAATTCGGGCAACTGAGGACTGTATCTAGAACTTGTTGATCGTCTTGGCCAGCATTGCTGGCGATGACCCGGAGTGGCTCTTGCATGGCAGCCATGAGGATATTCATCCCTTCCGATTCAACGCCACTGCCATAGAAGAATTGGATCAATCGTGCCAGCGTCACACCGCCGCCGGGCACAACACCCTCTTCCACGGCGCATCGCGTGGCAAACAGGGCATCTTCGATTCGCGCTTTCTTCTCGCTCATCTCGACTTCGGAGGCCGCACCCACTTTGATGATGGACACGCCCCCGGTCAGTTTGGCAAGCCGCTCCTGCAAGCGATCCTTTTCGTATTCGCCCTGTTCAAGACTCAATTGTGTGCGAATCCCCTTGATCCGCGAGGCCACGGCCATCTTGTTATTCTCGCCCGCAATGATGGTGGTGCCCGATTTGCTGACGATGACTTTCTTGGCGCGGCCAAGGTCACTGATCTTGATGTTTTCGGGCTTATCGCCCAGATCTTGCAGGATCGCCCTTCCGCCCGTGAGAGCGGCGATATCGTTCAGCAGTTCCTTGCGAAATGATCCAATCCCCGGCGCTTTCACCGCGCAGGATTGTAGACGTCCTTGCACGTTATTCACCACGAGCAAAGGAAGGACTTCGCCCTCGACATCTTCCGCGATCACAAACAGCGATTTGCCCGACTTGGCGAGCTGGCCGAATAGATCGAGCACGGTTCCCATGCTTCCTAGGCGTTGCTCGCAGCACAGAACATAGCAATCTTCGAGAACCGCTTCCTGCCGGTCCTGATTGGTGATGAAGTACGGGGAAATGAAGCCGGTGTTCAACTTCATACCCTCGACGGTTTCGAGTGTCGTTTCGAGCGTCTTGGACTCTTCAACCGTGATAACGCCATCTTTTCCGGCTAGCCGGATCGCGCGAGCAATCAATTCGCCCATGAAAGCATCGTTGTTCGCGGAAATGGTTGCGACCTGCACGATTGCATCGCCCACGACTGGCTTGGAAACCTTGTCGAGTTCGCCTCCCTTGCGGCAGATGAAATCCACGGCGCGATCAATCCCACGCTTGATGGCCACGGAGTTTGATTTGGCGGTGATGGCTTTCAGGCCCTCGCGATAGATGGCCCGCGCCAAAATCGTGCTGGTGGTCGTTCCGTCGCCTGCCTGGTCTGCGGTTTCCGATGCCGCCTGCTTCACAAGCTGGGCGCCCGCGTCCATTGCCAGATCATCGAAAGAGATATTCTTGGCGACAGTCACGCCGTCGCGCGTCGAGAGCGGCGTATCGAATTTGTTGAAGATGATGGCATTGCGGCCAGCGGGGCCAAGCGTAGCGGCGACCGCGTTTGTCAAGGCATCGACGCCTTTAAGGATTGCTTGGCGGGCGTCATCGCCATAGAGAATTGTTTTGGACATAGGTTACCAGAAGTGAATCGTCTTGCCGTCTCCGCCCTTCTTGAGAAATTCCCGCCGTCCCAGCATTTCCTCGGTTCCCTTGCGCCCAAACTGCGAACGCATTCCAGCGTAATCTATCTGTGAAGGATCCGGACCCCCTTGGATCATCGGCCCCGAATACCGTACTCGTTGCGGCGTGGCTGCCGCTCCTCCCGCTGATTCGGTGCGCGATTGTCCCTCGGCCCGGCGGGTTGCCATATCGCCGGAAAGGCCACGATACTTGCGAGCCTCACGCTTTGCAGCCATCGGCATATTCCGAGCGATCGCTGATTTGAGCACGCGCAGGAATCGCTCGGTATCCTGAGAACGCAGCAAATCATTCGCATTTTGCTGAAAGGTTTTGTCTTGCTTTTGGAGATTGTTGAAGGCGGTTTTCACGTCCTTGAGAATCTCCATCTGGACTTCCTGAGAGATTCGCAGGCCCTTGAACGCGATCTTGATAGCCTGACGCGCGGCGCTATCCACAATCGGCCCGGCGCTATTGTTTACCTTTTGCAGATAGACCGTGTGGCGCTCGATATCCAATCGGCTGCGCTCTTCATCGGTGCCGCGCTTGGAATCCTGGCCCTCCACGTTTGCGTGGGATGCCTCGTCCACGGCATTGATCGTCTCGGCAATCTGATCGAGCAAGGCTCTGGCAGCGGGCTCCTTCACGTGATCGTAGAGTTGATTGAAGGCAGCGAGCGGCGATAGGCCCTTGGCATTCGGAGATTTGAGCGTCTGCATGAAGACTTTGCCCATCTCCTTGGACCAGACGGCAGGAGCGGCTTTATGCAGGCGGGAGAGATAAGCTGAGGAGAGCTTAATCATCCCCGTCGAATTGTCCTTCATCCAGGTATCGAGGACCGATTCATCGCCTTGGCTGAACTTGTTCCAGACATCGGACCATTCTTTCGATTCGGCCTCGATCTTTTCGGGACCGCCCAATTTCTCGATGCGCTCCCGGTAAGCCTTTAGCTCGGCGGGCGTCTTGAAGCCATTTCCCTTCCATTGCCGCAATTCGTAATGACCCTGCTTCAAGGCTTTCAGGGCATCGGGGTGATCTTTCAGCACGGCTTCGATGGCGGGATCGAACGGCTTGCTGGCGTCGTATCCGGCGTCCGCTTCAGCCGTTTTCTCGGCGGCTTCGTGGATGTATTTTTCAGAGTCGCCCTCAAAGGTAAACTCGAAGCTGTCCTCTGCTCCAGTTTCCGGAGGAGGCGCTGCGGGAGCCTCTGTGGCTGGTTTGGCTGGAGGCTCAAAGTGTGATGGGGTGATCGACGGGGGCGCCGGCGGTGCGACGGTGCCAGTTCCAGCTCCCGCGCCTCCGCCAGTTCCCGCACCAGCACCCGCTCCTGCTGGAATATCCGGCATTTTCCGCTCCCGCCGCGTTGCGCGGCTTTTGGTCGCCCGTTCGGGCCATTCGACATTGGAATAGAACGGGGAGAAAGGGTAGATATTGCGTTCTATTTAAGTATCGTGGATGCAAGCATCGTCACAACCCAGTTTACCTGCGCGGCCATCTTCGTATATGGCATGCAAAAGCTCAAGACCGCCCCCTGGTTCCCGCTATTGCAGCACAATGGCCAAGTGTGGATCAAGCGCGGTGCGAGCATCATCGCGGCAGGCTTCGTCCACCTGGGGATCGGGAAGGTTTGGAATCCGGGCGTGATTGCGGGCGCGGGTGTTCTCACGATCACTTTTCCCGGCTGGTTACCCATGTTAATTGGTTTCTGGCATTGGCTGGGTCAATATGCGATGCAAGAAGTCATGTACCAGACGGTCAGCAATCGCGTGAGTATCACGACGGATGGAGCTGGATCGATACCAGCCCGTATAGCGCCTGGCGGAGCAGTAGTGATACCGGAGGCAATAAAATGATCCGAATGAATAAGCTCATTGCAGTGCTGGCGGCGGTAATGCTTTCCGGTTGCGCCGCTGCCACCTACAAAGTCCACCCAGGGGCGGGAGGCTATGTCTCCGGAGTCGCATCCACCGCGCAGATATTCGACTCACAGGAATATGATGCGCTCGTGGGTGCTAATGCGGTGATTCAACAGGTCCAAGCTGATTATCTGGCGAATAAATTCCCTACCTCATCCATGCCAGCTATCCGCACCGCTGCGAATGCGGCTACGACGGCCTACAACACGGCGCAGGCACAATGGCTTGCTTTTGACGGCGCACTAAAATCCGGTGGGACACCATCCCAAGCTGCCCTTATATCGGCGGTGTCTGCCATGACCGCTGCGGTAGCTCAACTCACGACAGCAAAAGGAGGAGCGTAATGTCTACGACACCTGCACCTGTTACCCCACCTGTTGCGGTCTCCTTAACGGGTGGAACGCTCAACGATATATTGCTGATTCTCAGCTCCGCCTTGAGCGTTCTATCCGCCATCCCTGTTACGGCCGCAGGAGCCGGAATCGCCACGGTAGTCATGGGGATCATTACCGCAGCGGTGACACGCATCGAATCGCAGACGGGCAAGCCGATTGATTTGACGCAAATCCCTATTGAAACACCGCTCCCTTGATTTTGGTGCGCTTCTTGGCGGATCGTTCTTGGATTTCGCGGGCGATCCAATGGAGAACTGACGGAGTACCGTCGCATGTCGAGTATCTGGACACCGATACGATGCAAACATTCGGTGCCCGGCTCGACGGTGTGAAGCATCGCCCCGCCAATTATTGCAAGCCCACATGGGAAGAGTGGTATACGTTCTATGGCATCGAAGCATCTTACGAACAGGCTTTGCAATTCGGCGGCCGCAAATATGACAAGTGGGACATCTTCGCTCTAGCCACAGGCACGCATCCCGATAGCTACGATCCCGAGAAAGCAATTTGTTCCGTATGTGTCGGATATTCCAATAGGAGAGCTTACGCATGTGGAAAGATCGCAAAACCTCTGCTCAACATGAATCTCCCGACGTGGGAGATTACACCCCAATTGTTATATGGGGCCTGCGTGACGCAGATTCAAAGGGAATCATAGATGATCTATCCCTATCAGCAAGTTTTGAATGATTGGCGCGCCCTGGCGACTTTATGGGCTACTGCACGCGGCAATCTTGAGCCCGCCGAAATTCTGGCAATCATCACCGAAGAATCTTCGGGCAATCCCAAGGCGATGAATCCCGGTGACCCGTCTTGGGGCCTCATGGGAGTGAGTCTATTTATCGGCAAGGAATATGCCGGTGTTGCGAATGGCACACAGCTTTACGATCCAACCCAGAACATCAAAGCCGGAAGTGGCTTCTTGTCCTACCTGAAAGCGCGATACGCCAATACCTACCCACTGAAAGACGATCCCCCGGCCGGTTGGATACAGGCTTATAACCTCGGAGAACCGGCATTCCTAAAAGGCGAGCGCGTGCCGGGATATGAACAGGCGTTTCTCGGGCACCTTGCGGCCTTCCGCAAACTTATTTCCAGTACACCGTAAAATACTCTTGACAACTCCGGTGGCGTTCGGTAGGTTCTTCCGTGAAGGGGGAATCGATGCGCCATCTAGTAAATGCCGAAAGCGTAAAGATCGAAAAGCGGATTCTGGATAAGATCCGCAAGATCGCCTTGGCCGAGGGGCGAATGCTGTCTACGCAATTGCGGATAGCTTTGGAAGAATGGCTTGAGCGAGAGGAGAGCACTAATGGACGCTGATTGGGGTTATGAAATCGAAGAAGCGCCGGAACGCGATCACGATGAATTGCAGGACGCCAACCTGATTCTGGCGAATAGGATTTCCTGTGAAGATTCCGGTTGGAACTGGCATGAAACCGCCAAGGCCATTCAATCCGATCTTGAAAGGCGGCGACGAAACGCATTACTTCTCAGTTGGGCTATTGTTCTCGGCTCAGCAGGACTCGGCATTCTAGTCGGCATGGCGCTCATGCGGGTGCTGGGATGAATCACGTTTCCCTGCGTGCCGCCGTGCTTTGTGCCGATTGTGAGGCGATCAGCGCCCCGAAGCACGGCGAGTGCCCAGCGTGCGGGAGTCACGCTATCTATCCCTTGTTCCGGTTGCTGGCTCCCATAAACTCGACTGCCGAGATTCAGATGCTCGAAAGGATGATGCGGCAGAAATGAGCAAACCTTCCATGCTGGGCGTGACTTCGATCCTAGCCTTGGCGGGCTGCGTCGATTTTTCCTTTGTCGATGAAGAGGCCAAGTTTCGCGGCTCCGAGGTCCACCGCGTGATTCAATTGTCGATGATCGGAACATTGGACAGGAAGACGCTGCCGCCGGAATACAAAGGTTACCGCAAGGCATTCATCAAATTCATGCGGGAAACTGGCTTTATTCCCCAGCAGATCGAGAAGCAAGTCGAAAATGTGGATTACGGCATACGCGGAAGGCTTGATGCAACTGGGCTGATGCGGGGCATTCCGACGATCGTGGATTTCAAAACAGGGACACCGGGACCGGCAGTCGGATTGCAGCTCGCGCTCTATGGTTACATGATGGATCCAACGGTTTGGTGGGCGCGCTACGCTGTGATGCTGAAAAGTGGCGGAACATACGCGGTCAAGCAATTCAAGCGCGATGCGTGGCACTCGGATTTGAATACGGCACTGGCGGCGGCTAGGCTGGCGCGCTGGCGACTCGCAAACAATCTAGTAAAATAAAAAGGGCGGCGTGGTCATACGCCGCCCAAAGGAGAACTACATGGCTACGAAGACTGTACAGGAAAAGCAATCCGCAGACAACCTGACCGTTTTGATTCATTACAACCCGGCGAATGCGCTCCAGCTTTTGACCAAGGACGCCGAAGAAACATTGGCAGTGCTGAATAGCGTCAAGGTTACAAGCGCAAGTTCTCTCAAGGCATCCATCACAATCGCAGAAGAGGGCGAGTTGATGGCCAATCGCCTTGAAACCTTTCGCACATCACTCATTGCCAGTGTGCAGAAAGCGGCCGAACGGTTCCGAGAAATCCCTGGTTTCGAGGATTTTGAAATAAGCCTCACAATCCGCAAATGGGGCCTCCGCACGATGCTGCAAGACGGCATCCAACGGCTTCGCACTTCGCGGTCTAATTATCTGGCCGAGGAGGATCGCAAACTGCGGCTGGAACAAGCCCGCAAGGACGAGGAACAGCGCCGGATCAACGCCGAGAATGCCCGCAAGGCAGCGGAACAGGCCAAGAAAGCGGGCGCCGACAAGGAAACGGTGGCGCAGATCAAAAGCGAAGTGCTTTCGACTCCCGCGCCGATGGTTGAGTCCAAGACGATGCAAGCGGCCAAGGAAGCGAATGTCGGCGTGCGATACGACTGGTACGCCGACGCCACTGATGCGGCAAAGTTCCTGGTGTATGCCACATCGAATGAGGTTATGCTCAAAACCATCGCGCTTGACACGAAAGTCGTCAAGGCACTCGAAGATGCCATGCGTCCAATGGCTCGTGCTCAGAAGGAAGCATTTTCCTATCCTGGCATGACGTACCGCAAGGTTGCGGTGGATGTGCAACGATAATGGCCAACCTTGCCGTCGTTGACAAAATCGAAGCCATCGCGGGCCAGCCTAAGTCTCGTTTCATGCTGGCCCTCGCCCAGTCCATGCCGCAAGGCGTGGGCATTCTTCCGGCGGCGCTCGTGCGCGGGGCGCTATCGGCTATCAAGGCATCGGAATCGCTCCAGCGGTGCTCCGAATACAGTCTGTTCACTTCCATCGCAGAAGTGGCGCAGACGGGTCTATCGCTGGACACACATCTTGGGCAGGCTTTCCTTGTGCCGTTCAGCAACCAGGCCACGGTGATGTATGGATACCGCGGTCTCTGCGAACTCGCCCGTCGCTCCGGGGAAGTTGACGACATCGTGGGCGAGATCGTTTACTCGAAGGACGAATTCCACCTCGCGCTAGGCAGTCACCGGGATCTGATCCATGTTCCATTTTCCGGTCCACCGTCCGAGCGCGGTGTGATGCTCGGTGCTTACGCCATTGCCGAGATGCGCCACGGTCGCCCCGCGTTCGAGTACATGACGATGGAGGAAATTGACCGCATCAAGAACGCCGTCATCAAGCGCAAAAAGAGCGACAAGCCCTCGCCTTGGGAAATGGAAGGCGCGGTCGGTGAGATGATCCGCAAGACTCCGGTGCGGCGCTTGGGTAAACGGTTGCCGCAGTCGCCCAGCCTAATCCCGTTCGTACAGGCATCGATCCGAGATGAATACCGCCAGGCTGGAATCGTTAAAACGGTGGAGATGACGCCGGCAGTCGAGATTGCACTGGAAGCAGCGGAGATCGAACCGGAACCAGAAAACCCTCCAGCTAAGCGCGAGAGTCAGATCAAGGAGAAGCCCCAGGTCGAGAAGCCTGATACAACACCAATCACCGGGGATCAATTCGATCAAATCTACAAGCTGATCGCGGACTTGCGGCTCACGGTGGCCGATGACCTGATCCCGACCATGCGGGCGATGGGGCATAAGGGTAGCCCTAGGCAGTTCCCGGCGGCAAAGTTTCAGGAACTTGTCGGAAAGGTGATGGGGAAGAAGAAATGACTCCCGACGAGATGCGCCGCCAGATTTGCGCCTGTGGGCACCCGAGGTCGATCCATGCGGGGCGGGATCACAACCTGGACTGTACTCGCGTGATAGACAACCAAGGCCACTTCTGTCGGTGCCTGAAATTCATGTTGCCGGAAAAGAAGAAGAAATCTACTTGTGGAAATCCTGTGCAAAAGTAGCTTTGGGCTCTTGACGCTTACGCGATTTGTTGTATTGTTCTCGGGAGCTTTCCGCAGCGCCGGGACAGCTTCTCGATGGAGGGGCTGGGCTGCCTACACAGCTCCAGCCCCGACACCTTGTAGGAGGTGTTTACGCCGAAACGTCTAATTGATTTTGACGCGATTTGGGTCTCAGACAAACTCGCGGCCTGCCCAGAAAATATCATTCCGGAATACACTTGGCTTTACGGGATTGCTGATTCACAAGGCAGTTTTGAGCTGACAAACCTGCGTGCCGTGTGGGCGAAGGCATACGCTGGAGTACGTCCACACTATACCTTGAGTGATCTTGGATATTGCCTTCAAGTCTTCCATAATGTAGGACTTCTATTCATATGGGAGGTTGACGGCAAAAGGTACGGTCACTGGACCGGATCGACCAAGAAGGGCCGGTTGCCCGCCCCGACCCACAAAAACCGCTTTCAACGCTTCGCGCCAGAAGTTCCTCAAAACAAACTATTTGATTACAAGATCAAGGCAATGGCTGGAGGTACTCAAGGTACTATCCAGAACGGGTTTGCCTTTGGTTTGCCTTTGCCTTTGGTTAAAGACTCTCTCTCTCTTACTAAGAGCCAAGATACAGAGAGCGAGCCGCCGTCACCCTCGGAAGGAGAGAGAGACCGCCATGAAGAAAAAACCACAGCAAGACCGAGAAACCAAAAACTTGCTCTTAGCGGAACTGAAGAATCTGCTGTTCACGCTGCGGCCAAATATGCAGCCGCCGAGAGAACTGCTCGACAGGTACGCAATGGCCTTGGACGACCTGACGTCACCGGAAATTCAGGGAATGGTGTATCGAGCCATTCGAAAGAAATGGGACTTCGTGCCACCGACGCCAGGCGAGCTGCGGGACATCGTGGAGACGATGAGGGAGGAGATTGAGTCCGAACAGGAAGGCCCAGTCATGGCAGAAATGAAAACATGGGAGAAGTCAGATCTAAACTGGCCCGAAGTGAAAGAGTTTTACGCGAAACTTGCCGAGGTCGTGAAAGAATCTCGCGATCAAAAAGAAAAATCTGTCATCTTTCATCGGCCAGTGCCGACGCCAGCAACGTACACGATGGACGAGCAAAAGAAAGCTCTCATCGCGTGGTATTTAAAACAAGACCTGCGGGATGACCTGCCACGGTCCCAGCAGGAGATTGACGCGATCCGCGCCACAATTCCCGGCGCTAGGCTATTTGTCAGGACAAGCGCTCACAGAAAAGCGGGCAATCTTAATCGACCAAATCAGAAAGGCAATGGGTGAACACAGATGAGCAAAACTGAACCAGAAATTTCGCTAAGTTATTTACGGGCACTCGCCGACCAGCCGGAACCGAGCGGCGAGAAGCTTCGGGAGGCCGAGGCGACAATCATCGAGGAGACACAACCAATGACGAAAACATGGATCAATGATTCGAAAGGAAATAAGTGCTCGGTCGAGCGCTGGGGAAGTAAAGAAGCTGCACAAAAGGCACTCGATAGCTTAAGGTACTGCTCGGACTGCTCGGACTGCTCGGACTGCTCGCGCTGCTCGGACTGATCGGACTGCTCGGGCTGCTCGGGCTGCTCGGGCTGCTCGGGCTGCTCGGGCTGCTCGGACTGCTCGCGCTGCTCGGACTGCTCGGACTGCTCGTACTGCTCGGACTGCTCGCGCTGCTCGGACTGCTCGGACTGCTCGCGCTGCTCGGGCTGCTCGGGCTGCTCGGGCTGCGTGGACGGCGCGCCGGTGTCCGCCGG